TCGATGTTCCAGACCAACCAGATCGCGCTGCTGGTCGAGTTCACCGTGGGCTGGGTTGTCAACGACCCGAACGCCTTCGTGCGCTACGTGAACGTCGCCACTGCTCCGTGATCGCTTGACTAGGGACTGATTCTGATGAAGCTCGTTTCCCCGCAGGGAACGCTTATCAGCGTTTCCGATGAAAAGGGCGAGCGTCTGAAGAAGCAGGGTTACCGGGAGCCTCAGTCTGAAAAGGCTGAGGCCCCGGCTTCCCCGGCTCCAAAGCGGCGCGGACGCCCGAAGAAAATTCAAACCGAAGAGTGAGGCATTAGCCAATGGCCTACGCAACTCCCGAGGACGTAGAAGCCCGGCTCGGTAGGCCGTTGGATGAGTGGGAGACTCAGGTAGTTTCCACTCGACTCAACGACGCTGAGCTGATCCTCCGCTCTCGAATTCCAGACCTTGACGAACGTGTCGCAGACGGTCGAATTCTAGAAGCCGCTGTAGTCATGGTGGAAGCCGAGATGGTTATGCGCCTGGTGCGCAATCCCGAGGGCTACACCGCCGAGACTGACGGCAACTACAGCTACCAGATCAACCAGTCTGTTGCGTCTGGGCTTCTCTCGGTACTGCCGTCTGAATGGAACCTGCTCGGACTGCGCGGTGGCATCTACACGATCGCCCCTTACGTCCAGGTGCCGACTCGTACATGGCCTCCGGAAATCTGGAGGGACGTTGTATGAGCCTTCTCGATCGCGGCAATGAGCTGGTGACCATCTACCCCGAGATTCAAACCATCGATCGGGACGGCAACACCATCAGCAAGGCGGACTTCGCTAACCCGGTCACCGCATGGGTACGAATCCAGCCCGCTGCCCAGTCCGGTACTTCGGCCCGAAGGGCTGAGCAGGACAACGAGGGCTTTGAAACCGAGGAGGTTTACCGCCTCCGGTTCGCCCGTGGGCAGGAGTTCAAGCCCGGACAGCAGGCACAGCTTGACCGAGCTGATGGCACTCGATGGTCGTTCATCGGTTTCCCACTCGAATACAAGGGCTCTGCCCGGACGGCTCGTCTCGAATTCACAATTCGGAGGACGTAATGGCCAAGGTCCGGCTCAAGGGCAAGAAGTTCATCAACAAAGTGGTGAGCCACGAAGAAGGCGTGAAGGCTGCCGTCTTCGACCAGGCCACTGCGATTGCAGCTCGGGCAGAAGCCCGGCTGAACATGGCCAAACACCGGACCGGGGCATCTCAGATCAAGCTTGAGCAGGGACGAGTGGACTCGTACGTCACGCTCGATGACCCGGCTGCAATGCAGATCGAATTCGGCCACTGGCTTGTGTACTACGGCCACGAAACGCCGGTTTACATCCCCGGCTTGTACGTACTCACTGGAGCAGCAGGACTCGCGTAGGAGGCACACGTGGTTGTCAGAAGGCTGCCGCGTGTGCAGGAAGTGATTCTTCCTGTTCTTCGCGAGCAACTGCCTGGAGTGAAATGTGGTTCTTGGGTGGAAGCCGTAGACCTTCGGCAGATGCCCTTGATTAACGTCCGCCGCCTCGGAGGTCTCGACGTAGACCTGGATTTTCTCGGAAAGCCGACTATCGAGCTGACCGCGTATTCCTCTGACGGTCTTGTCGGTACCGAGGATCTGTACCTAGATGCTCGCCAGGTCATCTGGGACATGGTTCAGAACCAGACTGTAACACCTCTCGGTTATCTCCATTCGTTCAGAGAAACGATGGGGCCAACTCAGTTTGATTCGCCATACGACGACACCTGGCGGATTCAGGGATTGATCCAGCTCGGGGTAAGGCCCCCGAGGAATTGACAAGGAGTTAGCCAATGGCTCTTGACGCACAGGCGGTTTACACCGCTGCGCGGGGCTTCATTTTCACCGCTCCGGTGGACACTGCCGCCCCGACTGCTGCTGCCGTGGCTGCTTTCGACCCGAACACGCCGACTGTGACGACCTACGAGACCGTTGGTCACACCGCTCGGGATGAGCTTCCTGTGTTCGGCTACGAAGGTGGCGAGACGGAAACCCGTGGTACCTGGCAGGCGGAGGTCATTCGTACTGTCCAGACCGAGGTTCCGTCTGACTATGTGACTTTCAATGTGCACCAGTTCGATGAGTCGAACCTTGAGTTCTACTACGGTTCGGCGAACGTGAACACGACCGAAGAGGGCGTGTACTCGGTGAACAGCTCTGGTGTGAACGCGATTCAGCGTGCGCTGCTGATCATCATCGTTGACGGGGAATTCCGACTGGGCTTCCACGCATCGAAGGTGGACATCCGGCGTGAGGACAGCATCGAGCTGGCCGTTGACGAGTTCGCGTACATGCCCCTGCGTGCCACTCTCCTGAAGAGCGACACCGCTGGTAAGCCGCTGTTCTCGTGGATCAACGTTAACACCCCGTCGATCCCGGCTGCGTGATTCACGCTTGACTAGGGACGGGCACGGATTCTGTGGCGGACCTGCCGTGCCCGTTTCTTCTAACCCTGGTCCGCCTGCTTTTCCCATTCTTTGACACTGAAGGGGTCCGCCATGACCGACAACGTTTTCACTCTTGAGGCGCTGGACGCCGCTATTGAGCGCGAGTACGCGCCTCTGAAGTTCCAGGCTGGTGACGAGGAGTTCGTTCTTCGTTCGCTGCTGCGAGTCGAGAAGAAGAGCCGCGACGCGGTTATCGCCAAGCTGAAGGAGCTTGACGAACTCGGCGACGACATCGATGAGGACACTGCTTTGACCACGGTCCAGTTCATCCTGAAGGCCGTGTGCGCCGACAACAAGGGCACCAAGCTGCTGAAGGTTGTCGGGGATGACCTGCTCCGGTGCATGAAGCTGCTGACCCTGTGGACGGAGGCGACTCAGCCGGGGGAAGCCACGGACTCGCCCAACTGATCGATAAGTGCGGCGAGCAGATCCTAGCTGATTTCCAATCCGAATACGGGCTGAATCTGGTCAAGGAACTACGGCCTGGCGGGATGTCTCCCCGTCAGGTCTTGGCCTTGCTCCGTCAGCTTCCACCTGAATCCAGAACGGTCGCAGCTCTCCGTGGAGGCGAGCAATTCCAGGGCTGGGGCGTGGACCGATACCTGATGGCATCGATCGTAGATGCGATTCAGCAGAACACCTACGCATTCATTTCCGCGAACTCCAAGCGGAAGCCGAAAGCCCCTGAGCCTGTCAAGAGACCGTCGAAGGACAGCGGTCCGCAACGAGACAACAAGACCAACATGTTCCGTCAGCAACTCGCTGCCGCGAAGAAGGCACAGGGAGGTTAACCAATGCCGGGCGAAATCGTTGGTGAAGTTTCCATCAAGGTTCGTCCGGATACCACGAAGTTCTCGCAGGAGCTTCGGGCACAGCTCAAGAAGATCGATGACGACTTTCAGGTAGACATCGGGCTCAACACCAAGGGTGCGCTGGCCGAGTTCAAGACGCTGAAGCAGCAGATTGAGCGCGACACCATCGACGCCAAGGTGAAGCTCGACACCCGGACTCTGAGCCGGGCTGCTGGATTCCGAGCCCCGCTTGCCGGGGTCGGTGCTGCATTCCAGCAGATCCAGAAGTCCCTGGAAGCCGCTTCTCGGTCCTCGAAGAACATGGCCCGTCAACTGATCGCTATGCGACAGGCAACCGGCGCATTCGTCTCTCAGACGATTACGTGGGTTGCCCAGATGATTCGCCTGGCGGTCAGTGTTGAGACAGTTCGCAAGGCATGGGACCGGCTTTCCCGGTCCGTCCAGGCAGTAACGCAGAGGACTAAAGACCTCGCGAACCTGTCTCGGATGCTTGCGGGAGTCTTGGTTACTGCTGGGAAGTTCCACGGTGCCCGGATCATCGAATTTGCCAAGAGCCTTGGCCAGGTCAGCACGTACACGAATGCTGCCCGGAAGGCGATGGACGCTCTCAACTCGGCTACAGACCGGGTTGCAATCGGCCTCTACCGAATCCGCAGTATCCGCCTGAAGGATGTTGCTAACGGGATCAGGGCCGTTTACACGAGCGCCAGGAATGCCGGTCGTTCCCTGATCAACCTCGGAAAGAACGGCTCCCGAGGCATCGGCAGGCTGATGGACTCGGGCATCAAGGGCGTTGGCCAGCTCTTCAGCTCCGCGTTCTCCGGAATGGCCAGCATGGCTGGCAAGGTCGGTGAATCGCTGGCTGGCATGAGCCGGAACATGATCCTGGTTGCCGCTGTCGCGGCGATTATCGCTCCACTGATCGGAATCATTGCCGGTCTGATTGC